AAACGGAGAATTATTTTCTTTGACTTTGTCTGATGTTGTTAAAACATATAATGATGTTGAATTTGTCCGCGTAATGCCATTAGACACTTACCACATTGACTATAGATTAACACCATTGCCTAACTTTAGACAAATTGATTATAATAATTTTGTACTTGAAGCTGATATTGGCTAATTAAGTATTGATTCTAAAGTACGAATTTTCTTTTTAACAATATCAAAATTAAAACTACGCCATAGCCCTGGATGTAAGGGCCGTGGATGATCTTGTAGTTCTACCCAGCAGTACCCTCTATGTTCTTTGTTTAAGCTAGGAACAAATTCCTCATCTACAGTTACTAAAAAAGTATAGTAAACAAATTTTTCATTGTCGGCTGTAAATGTTTCCAATGGAATAAACTTTTTTCCTGCGTAATCAACTCCAACTTCTTCGCGTATTTCTCTAACAAGTCCCTGTATTACAGTTTCTCCAGATTCAATACGGCCCCCGGGTATACCCCAAAATCCCTGTTGTTTTTGTTTATTTCGTAGTAAAAAAAGATACCGGTTGGTTTTCTTGGCGTAAACTAATGCGCCGCAACCTTCTGTATGTTTATCCGCCATTTATAGTACCAAACTCCATGCACCTGCATTATAAAAACCTTCGTAGCTTTTAACCCAGGCTTCGCCAGTCCAACGATATTGCACAGTGGTATTTAAATTAGTAACATATTCTGTAGTTGAAATTTGTCGACTATCAAAACTTACAGTCCAGTAACCATTTGAACTGTATTCAATAATGTCGTTGGCATGAGCAATTAAATTGGTACCCGGGGCACCTGCCCAAGCGATAGCACTTTCACTGTTGGCATCGCCGATTGGATTAAGAATTAAGTAACGTGTACCTACTGTAGGATTTAATAAATTGCTATCTACTTTAACAGTATACGGATCAATAATAGCAGTTACTGCCGATAAAGTATTAGTTGGGAGTGTTCCGGCTATTGGCGTAAACAATAAAGTATAATTGTCTGTGGGGTCGTACGCAACATGACCGACGATTTCGTGTAGCCCGGTTGAATTTTCAAATGTTAAACGAACTTGACTAATACCGTTGGTTAATTTTCCATACAAGGCCACAACATCTTTCCATGCAACACGGTGCCCAATTACGTTATTGCCACTCTCGTGAGCCCCTGCACGATACACCTGTAAACTATTACCTAGATATAATAGTTCATAGTTCATTGGTGTAGTTCTTTGACTAATCATTAATCCATTTAAGTTAGTAACAACATCGTCATTGAGTTCGCCTTGTGCGCCAAACACATTAGAGACAACGCTAGTAATAACTCCCATCTTTTTAACTTTAGCCGGTAAACTAAGCCAAATAGGCATTTCAAAACTCATGGTAGCAATATCAATAGTGTCGCCATCGGCACCCATTGGGACAGTACGATTTGAATATGTTACATCGGTTAAAAACACAGCACTTAGACTGCCCCAGTCAACATAGTTGTCTGAGTTTTGTATTTCCAATGCCGGATTAAATAACGGAGCGAGTTGTTCAATAATTTGATGTTTCTGTTCAGTGTTACTGGTCCATATATCTAATTTCATAGAAAGTTTATATGGTGACGGCATTAAACGATCAACAGTATATAGTCCGTCTTGATTGCCTGTATAACTCTGGCTAACAGAATCATATACTTGTTCTCTAATACGTATAGTTCCTTCGTATGTGGGATTCAGTACACGTTCGCGATCGTATGCTAACGCACTAATATACGCAGCCATAGCTGGCACAGCATTAAGGGTGTTTTCACTATTACCTTTAAGTATCATTGCTGCTTGACGACTAACATCACCGTAATACACAGGAACGGTTTGTAAGGCAGTATTACCTTGGCTATCTTGGCCAAACTCAACTTGAAAATTTGAAACCATACGAATAAACTGTAGTACAAATCTACGAACTTGAGCATCGTATGCGTATTGAACTGTTGCCATTAATTATCTGCCTTGGGAGTTAGTACTTTACTTAAATTTTGTCGTTCGTTGTGTACAACGCCCTGACTATCTGTATAAGTGTTAGTGTTATTTACAAAACCTGCACGTTGAGTCAGATTATTTGTGGCACCCGGGGTAATATTAGTACGCACACTATCTTCAATCTTACGCCAGAATGAGCCATCAAATCTAAACAGTCGATTTGGTAAGTAGTCTAAACGTAGGAAGTAGTCTCCTGTTGTTGGGTTCGCCGGGAAAGCAATACCGGCGCCAGTAACAAGACGATTTGGCGCTTTACCGTCTCCGGTTAAATACCCTTCAATCTTATAATCTGGGCTAGGTATATTTGCATCTGCTGTTATCCCTGTTTCATCTGCGGTAATTACATTTTCATCTGCTGTAACTACAGCATCGCCGATGGCCTGAGTCTTATTGGCATTTGTTGCTAGGGTATACATTGTGCTAGTATCATACCCTGACAATGGAACATCAATCTCGGCTTGGGTAATAATACTCTCATTGAGATTCATATATTGCTGATAAGTGCTTAATACTTGCCCAACTGGAGTATTTGTGACATTTGGATCCCCTGCGGCAATATTATTAAGAATGTCTTTGTACTCTTGACTATCTACTAGAGGATTTAATTTAACACGCCATAAATGTGGCCACCAAGTTGGACTAAAACCTTCACTTGCAAAACTAGCATCGCCTACAACATAATAGCGTTTTAACGCAGCAGGTAAATCACCATTTAAAGCATCATAATCTTTTAAGTGTTGCAACTCTAATACGTCCCCGGACATTAACTTACGTCCCAAAGTGTCAACCATGTCACGTAAATGGAAGACCATAAAGATAGTGCCAGTTTGTAAGAATAAGCCAAATTGGCTTAAATCGAAGTCTTGATCAGCACGTTGATAAATCCCGCGCATTTTATAAACATTAGTCTCATATTTGCGATCGCGATTTTCTGTCCATAATAAGTCCTGGATGTTTAAAGCACTTTGATTTGGATATGCAGGTTTAGTAGCATCTGTGCTAAAACCAATGTTTGTACCACTAGCTACTGCTGAGGTAGTGGATACACTTAATGTAATGCTAGTTGAAGTAGTTGACGTGACTACTGCACCTGTGGGAATGCCAGTTCCATACACAAACATACCAGTTTGTATTCCGGTGGTATTACTAAAGTTTAATTGTATATCAGGTGCGGATTGTGTGGCGCTGGTAGTTTGAAATAAACCCTGTGGGTTTACACCTAAGTACTTGTTAACTAAAATTCCCGTGCCACCAATGGTAAACATTTCGGATATGCGACGATCCATAAACTTGTAATCATTTGAGTGTTTACCATCTTGCCAAAGGCTTAATCTTGCCATAATAAATCCTGTTATTAGCATATTTATCTTGTATTGACCCGTAATTGCCAAAATGCTATAATATAGTATGAACCATAATTTTGAGCTAAAAAAGCGGTTGGATACTATATTTTTTCAAATCATAGAAATCCAGCCCAACTTGCGTGAGGATATGCGTCGTATTTGGCGCCCGGCTCGAGCACTATGGGATGAATTGGATAGAGAATTTGTAGAATGTCGCAAACACAATAAGCCTACCCCAAGATATCAAGCGATAGAACAAGACCTAATCACTCGTATAGAAACTATGGAGCAGTATATCACTTTTGCTACATTATTGACACCCGGTGATAATTAATGTATAATACTGTATGCTAATATTTTTAGACACTGAGTTTACTGACTTCCCTGAGCGTGAATGCGACTTAATCTCTATAGGTTTAGTTGACGAAGCTGGTAGGGAATTTTATGCTGAAAGCACAGAGTACAGGCAAGAAGCTTGCTCAGACTTTGTCAGACAAACGGTACTTCCACTATTAGGAGAACCTAAAAATCGTATAGTGGGCAACTATTTTACTATTGCTAAAGAACTTAATGAGTGGTTAAAGTCGTACAATAATGAACCACTGACTATTTGTATTGATTATCTTGGCGATTGGCAACTTCTAGTAAAACTGTTAGCATTGTTACCAGAAGAAGAGCTAGTACAAAATATTACAGGGCAAAACATCTGGGGCGACTTAGATATAATGGCCTTAGATTATTATTGGGCAGAAGTAGATGCGTTTGGTCACAAAGAACATCACGCACTTTATGATGCCCGCGGAAACAAATACGCATATAAACCTAATGTAAGAGAACGACATAATAATGTATAAAGTATATTGGACAGATAGAGACGGCAAGCCTGACGCAGAAGAATTTACAGACTTAGCTACAGCACTTAAAGTAAGTCATTCTTTGCGTAACGATGGTTTTGAACACGTGGTTATGTCAAGCCAAGTTAAAAATAGCGTAGGCAAGCCTGGCGTTGATAGTATAATAGATGGCGTATTACCTGACGGTAGTGTTTATGAATGGAAGATGCGAAGATGAAAATGTATATTGCTATCAAAGATAGCACACCGGTGGGCATGGCAATGAATGCCGCGGCACACGCAGGCTTAATGTGTCACTTAGAATATCACGATGATCTGGTATATCAAGACTGGCTCGCCAACAGCTTTAAGAAAGTTACTTGCTCAGTAACCGAAGCAGAGTTTGCTATTCTTAAAACGCTACCTAAAAGTATT